ACCGAAATCAGCAGTTTTGCTGTTCGCTTCACAGTAAAGCTTAACTTTAGTTGATAGACTTGCCATATAGACCTCCTTTTAAAATTGTTATCATGCTATTTTACACCCACAAAATTTAGATGTTGCATCTATTTGAATCGTTCCACTTGTAAAATCTATAATTGAATAAACTTGAACATAATCATTTTGTGCTAAATCCATAATTGATACTAAAGTATTTTGATTTTCTTGCATAATAGCTGAATCATATTGATTGTGTATGGTTTCACGGCTTTGACCAGAACCATTTTTGTAAAATTTAACATTTTGTTTTGAAAAATCATTACCACCCCAAGCATAAACTCTGGCAATAAAAAGATATTTACCTGCACTCGGTGCTGTATATTTGTTAGCACTTGTATCAAAATTGCTACCAGTATCATATTCTTCAGTATTAAAAGGTACTTTAGTCCATGAGTTATCAGAAAAATTATTATCATTTCCACTCATATAAACACTAAATCCTTCTGTGCCTGCAACAGGCGTCGTTGCAAATCCGCTTGCGGTTCCATTATTTGTAATCGTCGCTCCTGACGGAATCGTGATTGTGTCCCCTGAACTACCAATCTCTAATGATGTTCCTGATTGCGGATCTAATTTGTCTACGAATAAAGTTCCCATTATATTACCGTTAATGTTCCTGCTACTGTCACTGTTCCAGTGTAATTAACTGGGCCAGCCACAAAAGCATTTTGTGTTGCTGTTATTGTTACGTCCGAAGTAATTGTTGCTAAGTTTAAATACATGCCATTGAAACTAGGATTAATTGCTGTGTGATCTACACTGCCATCTGCTGGTGTTTGATAACCTACAGCCGCTCCAATGAATACAACATAAGCTGCATCTGAACCTGCTAGTACATTTGAACCAGTTGACAATGTTGAACCACTTGCAGAATAATCTACGTCTGGTTTTTGTACAACGTTGTTAACTACAAATCTTATAGATGATGCATCTGAAACCGCTTGGTTTAATGCAAAACTTGTAGCTGACCCATCACCAGTAATGGTCTGGGTTGCCATTGATTTAAATTCACTTGAACTACTTGGTCCAATATATGCCATCTATTCTCCTTATGTGCTTATGCTATCGATATACGATACCCAAACATTTAAACTATTTGCTGTGTCAGACTTTGCCTTCAAAACGTCACCACTTTGAAGTACAACTTTTGCACCGCCATCAATCAATTCTATACTAGAACCTTGAGGAATGCTTACTCCTTTTACAATATAAGAGTCAGCTGATCCACCACTAGCTGTGCTAGTAATATAAATGTCTGCTTGAATTGTTTGTGCTACTATGTTTGCTAAGCGTATACCTATTACAGCGTCATCTGAGTTTGCAGTTATTATAGTACGTGCAGTTGTACCAATAGCTACATCACCTGAACCGTCTGCTGCGACAGCTCTTTCAAAATCTTGTGCCATAATCTATATCCTCCTATAATGCAACGGACATTGCGATTACGAATCCTGCGCCAACAGGAGCCTGACCGTTAATTGTGTTTACTTGCAAATCATTGATTGCATTGTAAATAGCGTTAGAACCATTTACATATATAATCGCATCTTGACCTGCATTTACTGTATAAGTTGTACCTGAGCCTGTGGTACAAATTATATTATTACTATCTCCAGTATTATTTAAAACATAATACCACATTTTTTTATTTGGGAATGTAACTGTTGCTGTGCCCCCTGGACTTCCTGTAAAATCTAATATCTTACAACGACCATTCTCTTGTGTATAAGAGGTTGGATCATTTGTAAAAGTTAATGAAAGTGAAGTACTGGATAAAGTGACACCTACAACTTGATTAACCATATCATCGATACGTTGTAAGTTGTAGTTAGTTTGATCTCCCCAGGTGTTATCGTTTTCACCTGTTGTCATCAACCTCAACTCGGCGTTAGACCATGTTGATGCCATGTATTACTCCTTTATGCTATTCTTATTATAGCGTTGCTTGAATCTGCTGTTGGCCATTGTATTTCAAATGTACCTCCAGAAACTGAATAATCTGCTCCAAAATTTATCATAGCTACAGCTGAGTTACCATCACTTGTATTGTAAATTATACAACCACGTGTAGTAAATGTTGCTGAAGTCCATTGTGCGTTTGCACTAAAATCTGTAAATGCAACTGTTCCAGTTGAAGTTGGATTAACATTTGTTAATGCATATCCACCAGTTGTGTAACCGCTACCGTTAGGTAGTTCATCAGAGTTACCTGTTACATCTGAGTAGTTAGTTGTTGCTGCACCGTAAGTACCTGTGATACTTGCGTTAGCTTTTAGAAGAGCGACTTTAAAGGCATCTGCTCCGTTATTGAAATCATGATCGCCTTCAAGAAGTTCGACTTTGAAGCTTGTGCATAATGCTGAAGTTATTCCTGCCATTATCTATCTCCTTCTAGTTTTCCTAGTGTTCTGAGTTCACCTTTATATAGTTCTGTGTTTCTCATTCTTACTTGTTCTTCTACCCCAAGAGTTTGAACAGCACGTTCGTACAATTGTTGGTAGTTGGTTAGTTGTTGTGGATCCTTCATAAATGTAGCCGCTTCAATGAGGCAGGCATATAACAAAGTGTCCTGACAATTATCACCAAGATACGTGTTTGCGTTACTTGCTGATAAACCTGGTACTCTATAAGTATACCCTATTTCGCACGTAGTGTCAAGACTTGGCGTAGGTGCAAATACAATATTTGTATTTCTATTGCTAGATGTGTACGCTGTTCCCGGACGCTGATAAGAATAGTACTGTACAGTACCTTTACCTGCGGCTACGCTAGGGTTTTTAGTAAATTCTCTAATAAATGTTTCGTCTTTTTGATAAAGCATATCGCCATTTTGTATTCTTAAAAATCGCAATACTACTAAATCTTCAGGCATAGCCACTGTTGCAGTGTTTGCCGATAAAGCAATTGTAGTAGTTTTTCTGAATGCAGTAAGGTCTACTTCCTTCATAATACGAAGTTCTGCATTAGCAATACATACATCTATAGGTGCAATACCTGACCCTGTTGCTGCAGTAAATTCAGTACTGTCATTTTCAGTCCAGTCTTGTATACCTTGTTTAAGTTGTACGTATGTTAATCCCATTATTTACCCCATTCATCTGTACCCCACAGATATGTACCATATCCTGGAGTTACTGCTGCTACAGTTCCTAGTGTTGCTGTCATTCCTGACATGGTCACTGGTACTGCAGTTATTACCGCAGGTGTAACTGTACCTAATGTTGCAGTACTACCTGACAATGTTACTGCATGAGCACTACTTAGATTGATATCACCTAATGTAGTAGTCGCTGCATTTCCTGGAGGTATCTCTGTAGTGTTAAAGAACAATCCAGTGTTACCTAAACTAGCAGTCATAGTTCCTAGTTCTAATCCAGAAACTGTATCTGATACGTTAAGAACTACAGTTCCTAATGTACTAGTTGCTTCAAATCCTGGTGATTCCTCAGCTGTAGCAATTACTACTGAACCAAGAGTTGAAGTTGCAGAAGACAATGATACAGGTTGTATCAGAGCTTCAGTGACATCACCTAAAGTAGATGTCGCTTGGAATCCTTCTGCAGATTCCGATGCTGCTATAGTTACACTACCAAGTGCACTTGTAGCTGTTGGTGGTGCCATTGTATTGTCAATTTGTATGACAATAGCAATCGCTATACCAGTTGCATTTAGAACACTATTTGCTTGGAAGCCTTCCGAATCTTCGCCTGCGCCAATAACAACGCGTCCTAAATTAGCTGCACATTGTGCAGAATACTTTCCATACAACGGACCAAGTTGAACTATGGTCGATGATGTATTTTGAGGTGGTCGTGGTTTATATAAAACCGTTGGACCAGATCCTTCGATATATTTACCCGGATCTAACTGAGGTTGTTTAGGTTCCCAGTCACCTTTGTAAACTCTAAATCCATTCCACTCTGTTCGAGCGTCTTTGTACTTAATCTTAAAACCTGATCGGTCATCGATTAGTACCGCGTGTTTACCCCTCGCGTACTTTCCCATTATGCATACCCACGAACCTTAGGCTGTACATAGAAGCTTGCTCTTTCTCTATCTTCTTCTCTAGCCAGCTCCCATTCTTTTTCATACATCTGTATAAGTTCTTGTCTTCTATCTATAGGTACAAGTTTAGGGTGTTTATTTGCAAGCTCTACTGTCAAACCGCTTATTAAAGCTGGTAACATTCTTTTAGGTACAGCTGCGTTTTCTGAATAATTATCAGATATATCTTGTCCATACTTAATAGCCCACATAATTATTTGATATCTACTGTCTTCACTTGGCCCAGGCCATAAGTAAACTGTATGATTTGCTACACCACTAGAATCAAACTCAGCATTTCTATCTACTGCAAATTTAAGTGGAGTGCCTGTTGCATATTTATTTGGATAAGATAACCAATCCGCATAACTAATTCTTTCCATTTCAATATCTTGATCAGGAGTTGCGTTAGTGTCTCTGCAAGCGGCTGTTAGAATATCGGAATACCCATTAGCTGCTAAATCAAATGTAGGATAAGTTGTATTATTAAATTTATTTACTGCTACTGTATGTAAATGTAATGTGAATAGATTAACACCTTGATTAATCCATTTAATCATTAATAGATTAAGAGAACGTCTAGCAGTGATTAGATCATAACCACCCTTTGCGCTTACTCCCAATCGTTCATAAGCTTCTTGAATTACATCTGCAATCTGCAGATTGAATGTACGTGTACCTGAACTAGCCACGTTGCCCCCTTACATTAATGCTCTAGTTATAACCCATAAGAGCTGTCCTAATACCATAAAGCCAATTGTATACATGACTTTGGCAATAGCGTTAATTTTATCTTCTATATGTTTTAAATGATTATCTTTAATAGTAGATACACGTTCACTTAAAACTTTTATTTCACCTTTAAGTTCTTGTATCTCCAAATCATATTTGGATATTTCTGGCATATTAGTTCCAGTATAAGTATGCTATAGCAGCTGTGCCTGATACGTTAGCAGAAATATTAGTAGTGCATAGAACTCCATTATCTGGAAAGTTGTATGAAGTACTTTCACCTGCTCCGCATTTTAAAGAAACTATTCTAGTACCTGCGGTGAATCCTGCATTATCATCATGTACATAAACTGCTGCTGCATCTGATCCACCCATTAATACTACACCTAATGCTCTTTTTCTGGTTGCCACAGTATTCTGTCCATCAGCAGTTGCTGAAGTACCTGTAGCTCCTGTTGCTATTTGCGTTACTTGTGAGTCTGTTTGAAATGTCATATTTAGTCCTATAAAATGGGGAGACCTAAGCCTCCCCTATGTTATTTAACCTAAGTTATTATTTTGTAAATACATAACAGTAACTCTTACTTCACCAGCACTTGTAGCTGCTGAGTTAGTTACATTAAATCTTACATCAGTTGACCCAACATCTTCCCATGCTAGTGCTCCACCAGCTTCAGTAGTTGGACGTTTAAGTCCTACAGTTGTTCCAAGGGCATACGTATTAACATACGCTGTAGCCGCTCCACCAACTTTACCAATGCTAAGATTAGTAGCGCCAGATGCTGCTGTTATACTGTCAAAAATAATATCCACTAATTGTGAATTTGCTGGAATAATAATATCCAGAGCAGATGCTGCAATAGCACCGCTAGACAAATCAACAGCTGCTGTTTGAGCCATTAAAACTTGTCCTACGTTTTTCATATCAGTACCTACTGTGGTACCTGTAGTTTGTGATATCGATCCCGCTTTAATCGGTCCCGAAAAAGTAGTTGATCCCATAGTCTTACTCCTTATGTTGTTTCTGTCTGCTTACGCAGTCTATAGGTTTAATGTTTGTGCAAGGGGGCACATTTAAGCCCCCTCACTAAAGCTTTACGCTGGGTTAGAACCGTACAAGCCTCTCCAGTCAGAGAAACCAAATACGTATCTCTCACGAGATTTGTATCTAACGTTACCAGTCTCGAAGTCACCTTCCATCTTAGTTTCGATTGGAGTTCTAGTGAAGTGCTTCATACCGTTAGGAACGTCAGTTCTTAACCACCAATATTTACTGTTAGTAAATCTGTGGTTAATATGATATCCACCTGGAACCATACCCTTAGATACGATTGCGTTGACATCATTGTCTGCAGTTCCAACTCTGTATGGAGACGCCATTAGTCTCTCAGCCACGAATACCAATTGTCTTGGAATGTGAAGAGTTCTAGCTTGTGCAGCGATCGGAATTGATTTGTCATCAGTAAATCCAGCAATGTCAATTAAAGCTGATTCCAGAGAAGTCTCTGAAAGCTCTGCTTGAACTGCAGGAGTGTTTGATGCAGTTGATCCGTCTTGTAGTGGGTGAGAACTATTAATTAGTGATACACCGTCACCACCAGCATAAACACCACCTGTGAAGGAGTTGTTATATACCGCAGCACCTTTTGTTTGTTTAGCAGCAGCCATTGATCTAGCTAGTGCTTTTGTTAGTCTAGTTGATAACTTGTCGTATAAGTTATCTTCCATAGCTTCTTCTGTAATTGAGAAAGCCATTGCTACAGTTTCGTTTGTGTATCTTGCTACCCAACCTTCACCTGTATTAGCGTAGTCTACGCCTTGGCCTTCAAATTTTACTGAAGCTTCGCCAAACCCTGGAAAAAGAACTTCTTCTTCAAAGGCTCTGTTTGATTTTTCGCTCTCAAAGAGTACCGCTGCCTCGTCTTCGTAACGTTTATATTCCGTTCCAAAGATGGCGTGTAATCCCGGTACTAATTCCTTGAGTAACTGACCTCTAGTTATAGCCATAGTAATTTACTCCTATTATTAAGCAGTCGGGAAGTTGCCGTCGTAGACACCCCATGAATGCGTGTTAATTTTTACAAGAACGTCCATTGTAGTTCCA